TAGTTACTCTAATTTGCTCCCGCAAATACGGGACCAGTTCAGATTATTGGAGTTTAGCGGTGGGTAGTATCGAAGGTTTTTGGGAAATAGAAGATACCTATGGTAATATTTGGGCATTGCAATATCCCCAAGGTGGATTGCAAAAATTAGCCGGGTCTGGTATTCCTGTAGCTCAGTATGCTACCCAAAAAGCGCCGGGTCAACACGGCACTAGTCATCTTGGATATGTTTTGAATGATCGAACGGTTCAAGTGGGTTTGGCTTGGCGGGGTAGGGGATCGGTCGATTGTTTATATGATACCCGGCTGGATTATCCTTATAGTCATCTTCACTATCTACACAATCCGCTTATTTTGCGGCGGGCGCTAATAAACGGGACAGTTCGGGAACTTCATAATGTATGGTATATCGGTGGGCTCGAACGGGACAGCGATAAAGTATTGGGTCAAAATACTGTCGAAACGGCTTTAATCACACTTAATGCCAGGGACCCAATTTGGTTCGATCCAAGTTTAAATTCATATGCGGTTACAACTGCGGCAATGGCTACCGGGGATGAATTGGTATTCGATACCCCCGGTGGGGTTGTCGGACCAACCGCAATTTTTGGTACTGCTGATTATCTTACTTTTGGCTCAAGTACGATTAATTTAACGTTAAATTCCGGGGAAATTACAACTGCGGGTGATTGGTTCACATTTCCGACGATCACAATTGTTGGTCCTGCTTCAGACGTTGAAATTGAAAACCAAACTGCCGGATATGAAATTACAATGGATTATGATATTCCGGCGGGCCGAACGGTAACTATCGATTTGCGATATGGTTACAAAACAGTAACAAACGATTTGGGAACTAATCTAGTCGGTTTTGTTCCGGCTACCGATGATTTGGCGGATTTTTGTCTTTGGCCCGCACCATTAGCCGCAAACGGACTAAACGATATCCGGCTATTTGCGGGTAACGCTACCGGGGCAACAAGCATTACTATTGAATGGTATGATCGCTATCTGGCGATTTAAGGGGTAGATCATGAGTGATTCTGTAACATTAACGGGTGAGTCTCGACCTTGGGGGGGCCAAACCCCGGCTGATCCGGGCGATTGCGGTCCCTATACAGACGGTCAATGGCGGGATATCTATAAAACCCTATTCGACGGTTCGGACAATCGGGGTCCGTTGTTTAACCTTGATGGGGAACTTGAAGTAACCGAACGTGGGGCCGGGGCCAATATGAGTATCGATATTGCCGATGGTGCGGCTATTGTCGATGGGGAGTGGGCTCGGAGCACTAGCACGGTTAATTTAACGGTTGCCGCTAATGCTTCCGGACTAACCCGGTATGATTTGGTTTTTGCCCATTGGACCGCTGCCGCCCAACAAACTAATTTAAGGATTGTGGATGGTGTTCCCGGTGCGGGCTCTTGTGAGAGTATTGCAAACTATCAAAACGCCGGGGTTGAATGGGGTATTCCGCTGGCTTGTGTTGAAGTCGTTAACGGAGCCGTTAACATTCAAAACGCCGATATTACCGATCTGAGGGAGTTTTGTAGATTTCGCACAGACCCTAACGATCTAGTCGATGGTTCGACGCTAGATATTAGTACCTCAAATTTGATCCAAATTGCTAATAATGGGGTTGGGATCAATCAAATTGCTGCCGCAATTGCCGGAAACGGCTTGGTTGGTGGTGGCGGCGCTGCCCTGGATGTCAACCCGGACGGGGTTACGCTCGAAATTAACGCCGATGCAATTCGAATCGCTGCCGGGGCCGCTGGAAATGGTCTTGGTGGTGGCGGCGGAGCCGCATTATCGGTTAACGTTGATGCCGCAACCATTACTATAGTTGCCGATACTCTCCAAGTTGGTACTATCGATAACAGTCATATTCTAAACCGGACTCGATATGAATATCTTGGGGCTGGTTCGCTTCATGAAACTGCGGCTAACCCCCCTGCTTGGGGAGCAATCGGAGCCCAACCCGTACCAAGCGAAGGTTGGGTTTTACCAACGGGGGTTGATCGGTATGCTGTCGGACATTGGAGAGTTCCGGCGGATTTGGTTGCCGGGGCGGTGACGGTTACGATTGTTTGGTCCCATGTGGCGGCTGCTAATCAAGTTTGCCGCTGGTTGATGAACTTTGTCACCAATAAAGCTTGTGGGGATGATCTAACCGGGGGAACCACGACAATTACCCAAGATGTTAACGCAAATCTGGCCGATGCCAATCTCCGGATGTGTACCGCATTGACCACTACAATCAATATGTCGGCTGATGAATATCTTGACTTTTATCTTGGACGTAACGGGGCTCACGGTAACGATACATTAGCGGTGAGTGCGGTATTATTGGGCGTTCAGTTTGCCTATACTGCGGATATGTAAAAATGAGCGATTCACAATTAATAACTTCTCGACCTTGGGATAATCTAGCAAGTTATACCGACGCTGAATGGTGGGAAATCTACCGGGATGTATTCGACGGTTGGGCCGAACGCGGGCCTTTATTCCAGTTTGCTGATGGTCTTGAAGTTACTGAATCAAGTCCGGCTGCTATGTCGGTTGATATTGGTGAGGGGGCCGGAATAATATACGGTCTATTTTTCAGAAATGTAGCTTCTCAGACCCTTGATGTTGCAGCTAACGCAACAGGGGCGACCAGATATGATCTAGTTTTTGCTCACTGGACTCGAGCAACCCAGGTCGTTAATCTCCGGATCGTTGATGGCACGGGTACTGATTGCAGTTTGGCAGTTCCCCCGGCGGCTAATGCAATCGGAACCTATCAAGCGGCGGGTCCTCCGGCTACTGAATGGGGGATTCCATTAGCTTGTATTGCTGTTCCAAATGGTGCAACAAGCATCGTAAACGCCAATATCACAGATTTGCGCGAATTCTCTCGATTTCGACTTGAGGCTAATGATCTGGCCGATGGTATCAGTATTGATACCAATGCTGCTCATTTTTTGGAAATTGCCAATAATGGGGTTGGGGTTGATGAAATTGATTCTTCAATAGCCGGGGATGCACTAACCGGGGGAAGTGGTTCGGCTTTGGATGTAGTTCCCGATGGGACCACATTAGAACTTAACGCCGACGCATTGCGGATTGCTGCCGGGGCTGCTGGTGATGGGCTTGGTGGTGGGGGCGGGGCTGCTTTGTCGGTCAACGTCGATGGAACTACAATCCAAATTGCCGCCGATACCCTTCAAGTTGGTTCTAATTCGCTTGATCATACTCACATAGCAAATCGACCTAGGGTAATTTGGATCGGGGCCGGGGATATGCAGTTAGCGGCTGCTAGTGCTGCGGTTTGGGGCCGATTAGGGGTTGGCTATCCGGTGTGTTCGGAAGGTTGGTTATTTCCGGCGGCGGCTAATAATTATGTAGTTTTTCACCTTAAAATACCAGGAATTCATACTAGTGGAATTTTGCCGCCTCTAACGATTGTTTGGGGTCATGATAATGCTGGTGGGGCTGCTGTAGCCCGCTGGCACATGGTATATAACAATTCCGGGGGCTCACCTTGGACTTATCATTGTGGGGATGGGATAACTTCAACCCTTCAGGGAACCGTTGATGTTGATGTTTTGGCCGCCGATCAAGCTTTACGCCAATGCGATGATACCGTAGAGTATCTTTATTATCTTGACGGTGTGACATATCTAGATTTTCAAGTCGGTCGTAACGGATTGCACCCCAACGATAATTATGCGGCTAATATTTTATTGTTGGGTTGTGAAATTGATTATACTGCGGTGATGTAATGCCCGGAAGCTATCGAATCGTATTTAAAAGCAACGATGGAAATCAAATAGGCGTTTTGGATGCCTATGAATCTTTGGTTTATGACAAAATAGCTAGTGATATAGGTCCGGCGGTATTGATAGCAAATTATGGAGTTACCGACGCTAATGATACCCTACTGGATTCAATCACTACTGATACTATTCTGGAAGTTCAACGCCATGCTGATTTAACCGATCCTGATTTGGATTGGTATGTTGATTGGATTGGTTTTTGTCGGGACCGAAAAGCACTAATTACAGAAGTCAATACCCGAAAAGTCGCCTGGTCGTTTGTCCATGCGAATCATCTTTTAAAGCGAAGGCTGATTATACCCCCTTCCCATCGGCTAAAACCTAGTGAGGGTCGTTTTTATTCCAACACAAGATGGTCAAGCTCAGGATTGATCAACAATGTAATACGGGATTTGGTTAGGGAACAATGCGTTCAGCCCGAAGAAATGGCTAGAAAAATTGTGGGTCTATTTCTTCAGGATAATGAACCTGAAACCGGGGGAACCGGGGAACCAGGGATTTGTTTTCCAACTGGCAATGAAGCTGATTTGGATTGTAAATCTTGCTGGTGTTTTTGTGGCTGGCTTGGGGAGTTATTCATCGGGATCAGGGACGAAGATTATCAATATGAAGGGATATGGCGTACAACCGACGCTGAAACTTGGACCGGAATTATAACCGGAAAGTTCGTAATGTCGATGTATATTTGGGATGATGGTGGCGGCGAACGAATGTATTACGGGGCCGGGGAACTTAGCGGCGGATACGGTGATATTTATCGTTCGGGATTGTTCGATCCTACAACTTGGACTCAAGTTTATAATGGGGCTGGTTGGGCAACCTTGGATTTTGAGGTTTTTGATAATGGGGGCGGCGAAAGGCTTTATGCCTGTACCGGGGGTAACTGGTTTAAAACTAGCTGGCCCGATCCTTTTCCCGCTATTAATTATTATGGGTCTGGTAATATTATCCGTTCAGATGTTGGGGATGGCACAACTTGGACTCGAGTTTTTAGCGGTGGTTATGATAATGGTCCACTTTGGACCGGGAAATATCAAAGCGTTGGAGCACTTAAAACTTTTGGAAGTTATTTATATGCTGGTGCGGTTTATATCCGGACTCCCCACGATGGCAATATTGAACCATATTACCAGGCAAGGATTTTACGCAGTTCAGACGGTTCGAATTGGTCGGTTGTTTTTCGGGAAAATGGTCCCTATACTGCTAAAAACGATCAAAGCGGGGGAACTTCTCAGCAATATCGGGGTATCGATGGTTTTACCTGTTTCGCAGAATTTGGGGGCGATTTATACGCTGGCATTGGCGACCGGATAAATCCTAAATTGCGGGATGGTAGGATTTATCGGCTGGTCGATGAAAACGATGATGGAACCGAAAATTGGGAACAAGTTTTTGGGGGTAATGTTAATAATGCCCACGATGCCCCCGGAATAACTTGTTTGTTTGTCTGGAATAATATCCTTTGGGCCGGGGCCGGGGGTGATAAGGAAGGGGATGCAGCGGTTTGGTATTCTTTAGATGGTGATAATTGGTATCAAATTTTTGATTCAATGGGATATCGTTTTTACGTTTGTCAGGATTTGTATTCCTATAAAGGAAATCTTTATGCCGCTATGGGTCAAATTATGTCCGTTGGGGATCAACGGGATTATAATTTTTATGGTAGTTTGGGAAGCACACAATACTACTATCAATGGGAGACTTTGGGGGCAATTTGGCGGGCGACCGAAGATAATTGGACTCCGCCAGATTGGTATCGTCAAGGAAGTGGGAGATTTCCTAATCTGATTGATATCTTAAAAAAACTAGCCGAAAGCACTTGGGACAGTCAAGGGGGTAGTGATTTTGGGATCGAACCTGTCGATTATGGGGGCGATTCTCAGGAATGGTTGTTTATAGTTCGGGAACCTTGGGGAACTGATCGACGTTCAACAAGTTCCGATCCAACGATCATCGGGGTTAGCCGGGGCAATATGGGCGATCCGGAATATGCTACCCAACGGGGGGATCGGGCAAATGTGGTTTATGCAATCGGGCAGGGAGAAGAAGAAGAACAGATAATTCTTAAAGTTATTAACTCCCAAGAAATGAACGAATCATTGTGGAATCGTTATGAAGGTTCGGTTGATGTTAAACAAGCTACAAACCGTACCGAACTTTGGCAACTTGCCAAACAGGAAGCCGCTGGTTTGCGGGGGCCGGGGGAAACATTCAATTTTGAGATTCTAGAAACGCCAAGCACTCGATACGGCGCTGAGTGGGACGTTGGGGATTTGTTAACCGGACAATTTGATGATATAATTGCCCATGTAAAAGTTGTTTCGGCTAAGGTTAGTCTTGGGACCAATCCGGCTACCGAAATTATCGATTCAGAAATTAGATTACTTGAGGTATTATGACCGATGATTTGGTATTAACTTTACAATCTATGGCTTCAACCTTAAAGCGAATGGATCAAAGAATCGCCAAACTTGAAAACGAAGCAACCCAATCACGACCGCAACAGTTTGGAAGTCCATTTTCGAGTGGTGGGTTATGCCGACCGACTGATCCCCCAAGCACTTCAATTATAATCGACCGGGGAATTTGGCACGGTTATGTTGTTTATAACGATAATGTAAGTGCATCCCCCTTTGGTTGGCAAAAACTAACCTTGGATATCGCTGATTATGTTGGAACTTTCGATAATGCGTATTGGTATCGATGGGGGATTTTGCTCTATAACCATCATTTAAGCGGAACCGATCCTTGGGCAGTATTAGAACCAACATCGGGAATGACATATACTGATGAATATGAAAACCCTGAAATTGTAAGTTTTGAGTTTGGGCTTGAATGTGAAATAGGTTGTAATATTGATTACGATGATCCTTGGGGGGGTTGGGGGTCCGATCCCTGTGTTGTTCCAGTGTGTGTTTTTTCGCTCCGCAACAATGGAAACACAACCGATCCGGGTCAAATTGAACCGATAACCCTTCAAGACACAAACTTTAGTAGTTTTTTATATCAAGATTTTCGTCCGTTACACACAATCCCTTGTACCTATGTATGCTAAGATGAATATATATTACGTTGCAATGAGTTTAGGAGCCACAATCCGGGGAATTACGATCCTCAAAGGTCTTAAATTTGGAACTTTGGTTGGTCCTTGGCGCGAAATT